GACAGATAAAGGTAAAATATTTCTTGGAGGCAGCACTACATTTAATAATTCTCCTAAGTCAACTAAGACTCAAAGAAATGTAGGTATCAAATATACTGAATTTTAATTATGACTTTAGTAAATACAAGAGCAGCTTTTGAAAAAGCAGTAACAGATAAAGTATCAGATGTAGATCCTACAATTTTGATGGTTTATGACAATGTGCATTTTACATCTCCTGGAAAAACTAAAAAATATATAATCATGAGTTTAGATTTTGAACAATCAACTTTACAAAATCAAGGTGCAGCTTCAGATTATTATTCTGGTGTAATTCAATGTAATGTATATGTTCCTAAATCAAAAGGCACATCAGCATTATCTGAAATGTGTGAAGCTGTAATTGATGGCCTTACTTCTGTTAATGCTTCTGGATATACAGATACATTTAGTTGTAAACCTAGAGTACGAGACATAAATGGTCCTACACCATTAGATGTTGAAGATAGGAGTCACTTTGTCGGTATAATATCTTGCCAATTTACGGCTAATGCCTAGTATAATATAAGAACTTTAAATAATTGTATGGAAGCTATTGAACTTCTTAAGAACAAATTTGGTGTAAGCCAAAAGTATGTGTATGAATTAAAAGATGGAGATAAAACTGTTTTACAAATTTATTGGAATCCATTAACTATTGCAGAAAGAGAATCGATTGTTGCAAAGTCTGGAGATGCTGCATCAAGTGAAGATTTTGCTTTAAACCTTATGATTACAAAAGCATTAGATAAAGATGGTAAAAGATTATTTCAAGATGGTCATAGAGCATCATTAAGAAGAGAAGTTAATGCAGGAGTTTTACAAGAAATCCAACTTGCAATGTTAGGTTCTGGTGATGACTATAAGGTGGAGGAAGCGAAGGCAGATTTAAAAAGCTAGAAACGATTGGTTTTTTATTTTCTTCTTAGCAACAGAGCTAGGAATGACAGTTCAAGAACTTACTAGTAAATTAACTAAAGAAGAATATACAAATTGGTTGGCATACTATGAGTTAAAAAAGGAATATGAAGATAAAGCAATACAAAATGCAAAGGATAAATCACGAGCAAGAAAACCATAAAAGCGGTACACTAAAATAAAGTTTTGGTTTTAGGTCGAATCCAATGGCAGGTGAATATGGTGTAAATATTAATTTAAGGGTAAAAGGGCAATCTGGTCTTGATAGATTAAAGCAAAAAGTAAATCAACTAACAGCAAGTGTAGATAAGATTCGTGCAATAGATATAATGAATCCTCGCAATGTAGGAGGTAAGGGAGGAAAACAAGCAAGAAAGGATTTAAAAAAATATACAAAAGATATGGAGGATATTGTTAAGGCAGTTAACAGTATGAATGGTGCATTTGGTAAAACTGCCAATCAACAAATGGCAGCAGCCGAAGCATTACAAGAATATGCAAATAGTTTGGAAATTGGAACTGATAAACATAAAGCAGCTGTAGCAGCTACAGAAAAACAGGTAAGAGCAACTAATAAAGAAACATTTGCAATTAAGAAAAATAATGAGATGAGAAAGAAAAATACAGATTTAGCAAGCAAAATAAGTAGCATTTTTGGTAAACGAAAGAAAGGTGGTGGCGGTGGAGGAGATGGTGCAATACAAAGTGCATTAGTTAGTGGTGCATTTCCATTGTTATTTGGACAAGGTCCATTAGGTGGTTTATTTGGTGCTGCTGGTGGATTTGTTGGTACAAAAATGGGTGGTCAGATGGGAGGCTTTGCAGGAGGTCTTGTTGCTACTGCTGTTCTTCAACAAATTACAACTTTAGTTAATAGCATGAACCAATTAGGTAATGCTTTTAATGAAATAGAGCCAGATATAAATCAACTAACAGTTTCTTTAGGTATTGCTGGCACGATGGAACAAAAGAGATTGCAAATTATTGCAAGATCAGAAGGTGCTCATGTTGCTTTGGCAATGGCAACAGAAAAAATGAATAAAGCTATTGGAGAAAAAGGAGTACAAAACTTAAAAGAATTTGCTGAATCTAGTCGTGTGCTTGGGAATGCATTTACGTTAACTATGACAAGAATGCAAGCTGCTTTAGCTCCATTTTTAAAATTCTTTGCAGATAGGGCTGGTGAGATCACTGGTGCAAGTCAAAAAGAAAGGCAAAGATTATTAGGATTAGGAGAGGGAGCAGGTGGTAGTGATGCTGCAAGATTAACTTTACTAAGAGATCAATTAGAAGGGATAGCTAGTACAAAACAAAATAGAGCAAAAAGAAATCGAATTAAAGCTGAAATCGGTGCTATAGAAGAGAGGCTAATTAAAGAAGGGCAATCTATTGATACGGCAAATGTAAGACAAGAATTATTTAATGAAGCAACAAAAAGTATTGAAGAACAAAATACATTTTTACAAAATCAATTATTGTTAGGACAACAAGGTGCGGAGATAGAAAGAGAAAAATCTCGTATAGCAAAGAAAATGAAAATAGATGTAAAAGATTTAACGAAAGAACAAGTGAAACAAATAGAAATCAATATAAAAACAAGAGATCAATTGCAAAAAATAAATGATTTGTATTCGAGTATTGGTTCAACTATAGAAAGTGGTTTAGTTAATGCCATTCAAGGTGCTATAGATGGAACAAAAACTTTGGGAGATGTTGCTCGTAGTGTATTTGGTGAAATATCTAGACAATTAATTAGCTTTGGTGTTAATGCTTTTTTAGGAAGTCTGTTTCCTGGTTCAAGTTTTTTCAGAAGAGCTAATGGTGGTCCTGTTAGTTCGGGAAGAAGTTATATGGTTGGAGAACGTGGTCCAGAAATGTTCGTTCCAAATACAGGAGGAAGAATAGTTCCTAATTCAGATATGGGTAGTTCAACTAATATTGTGGTAAATGTAGATGCTTCAGGTTCTTCTGTTCAAGGTGATGAAGAACAAGGCAGAGAACTTGGTCGTATTATATCAGTTGCAGTACAATCTGAATTAATACAGCAGAAAAGACCAGGAGGATTACTTGCATAATGGCTACGTTTCCCTCAATAAAACCTACATATGGACAACAAAAAAGATCTTCACCATTAACTCGCACTATTCGTTTCGCTGATGGCTACGAACATAGAATTTTATTTGGTTTAGCACAACATCAAAATCCAAAGGTTTTTAATTT